GCCCATGACGCAACACATTAGGCACATCTTCCGTATCAATCTCATGTTGCATTAGCGAGGACGCTACCTCTGGTATGAAGTCCGCCCCGATCCCAGGGCGGAGTGACATTCTTGCGAACTCCGGATGACGTCCGTCAAGCCGAATATCTGCTTTGCCTGTCATTTTTTTGCAAACGTAACCAGCGATGTATTGCGCTGATTGGTTGTTGAGCTCGCCCAGGTACACATTGCCGAGGCCCCATGCCTCCTGGACGAAGTCGCACTCGGGACAGCACCGAGTTTTGCGTTTAGTGAGCTGTGTCGTTCCGAAACGACAGTTGGAGAGCCCGAACATGGCTAAGTGGTAGTGAGGTCTCTGGGTCACGTCGCCATACTCCCCGACTAGAAAATACCTCAAGCGTAACGGCTCCGCTTTCTTCCGCAACCTCTTCAAAAAGTTTCTTGAATGCTTCGGCGATAAGGTCGGCAAACCGCTGCTCGATATCGGCAGGTGTTCGTCCTGGTATGTCAATGTTAAAAACGAGTTCTGCGGATGCAGCAAACTCTCCAGCATTATCCTGTGACACCATTGTCTCCTTTTGTTGATGCGGCAAGCCAGGCACTGACCACATGGGTGTGCCTGGCTCATATGAACGTAAGGGGATGAACATTTCATTACATCCTGAACCCTACGCGAAGTGGACCGGCTGAGCGCCGACGACGACCTGCTGAACCGCGGCGCCGGGAAAACACCCGACGACCACGACCATAGGAACGACGACCTCTACGACCACGCATTGTAATCACCTCCTCTCACTTGTACCCGAATGGGGTTGCTACACGCCGAACAACCGGCGTTTGTTGATATTCCTGAAGCCAGGGATTCCAGCGCCAGTAGTAACCTGGCTTTAGTTTAACGGGTGGTGTGAGCCCTTTGGTATTGAGCATTGGCATAAGCCGATTGCGGACTGTCCAGCCCATCAAAGCTGGAAGATCTTCTTCTGTCCTATCCTTGCTGTCCTTACTTTGAACTGGAGCGAGACCCGTTGATGTGCGAGCCCAACCTACCTCACCGAATGCTCCCGCTTCGTTGTGTTTTGCTGTGGGATCCACTGATGTAACCCTGAGAGGCTGGGTGTCAACAAGACCGCCGGCAGTAGAACCTTGTCCAGGCATAAGATAACGATTGGAAGCTGATGGAACCGGCGGGGGATTTCCCGCCTGATTAAGCGTTGCTTGATTTGAAGCAAGTTGCTGTCGGAGAAGGTCATTTTGAAGCTTACCATTTTCTAGCTGAAGAGACTGAGAAGCTTTTGTAAAACCGTCCAAGCGCTCACCGCGATCGCGATAAGCGTCAATCGCGCGGCCCACGGACTGACCCATTTGCGAAAAGTTGCCACCGCCCGTTTGAACCGGAGCGAAAGAATGGGTTTGCGCACCCAACGCATATAAAGGGTGAATTCCCGCCTTCTTGGCATCTGCCACCTTCCATTGAATGCCCTCCTGGGCGAATTGCTTCTGAAGCTTGATGTTTTGTTTTGCTGTCTGACTGTCGAAAAAACTGTCTGCAAGACTGCCAACTGCATTGGCGACTGCTGCCCACGGCATAGCGACCTCCTAACATTGAATTTCGGAATAGTGATTGCGTCTGCGTTTGCCCAGGGCGGAGCCCTTGCCTGTTTGTCCCAGAGCGAAGAGGACCTCACGCCTGGACTTCCGACGGACGCAGACTAAGACTTTTTCTGGATTGTGAAAGGTGACCCCGATTGGAAGCCTGCCTGTCCGGCGAGCCGGAACAGCCAGACTATGGACCGATCGAGAGAAAGACCGAGCAGGCCTGACGGCCTGCTCGGGGTGGAAGTCTCTACGATCTTCGATGGTTTGGAGGAAGGTTAACGGTCTGGTAGTGAAGTTTAAGGCTGTCAACCTTCGGTTAGAGAAAGCGGAGGTTTCTCGCAGCCCTGTAGACCTTTGGGACCTTCCTCTTGCCATCGTTTTTGTCCTCTTTGGTGTCACCTAACACAGTACATATCAAGTGTATGTACTGTGAACTAGCCCGTCACGGGCTTTGGGGTGCCTTCTGCTGGGGGCTGCGCCGCCCCTCCGCTTGGGGGCTCCCGGGGCGGCTCCGCCTTCAGTGCCTGTTCCTTGTCCGCGATAAACGCTTCAAAGGGAGTTGGCTCATAGTATTGCTCCCAGGGCGAGCTGGGGTCGTAATCGTCTCCTACGTCGAAGTCATTTGCTTCATCGAACGTTTCGACGCCCTGTTTAGCCAGGTCTCGCTGAATTTGGGCGTCGTGGACCATCTTACGAATTTTGTCCATGAGGGACGGTTGCGGATTGTAGCCCACAGGGGGCTCCATAGGACGGCCGTCGAGGATCTCGCGGCCCTTCTCGTCCAGGCGGCCGAGATTTGACTTGTAGGACTTGGCCTCGACCTCGAGGCCCTTAATCTTTTTCATTCTAACCTCCTAGTAGATGAACGAAGTGCCAGTCTGGGCGACGAGACGTCGTGCCTGGACTGAATGTTTAGTCATGATCCATAGCACATCTTCCGATGGAACGGCGAAAGTGCGCTCAGTGGGGACGCACTTGACGAAATCGCCATTTAGTGCGGGGGTCGATCCGAAGATTCGGGCGAAATGCCAGAAATCCAAATTGTCTCTGAACCCACCGGCGATAGTTGACTCGGTACGCCGATATTCGTCGTACCTATCCTGGTAGCCAAACGTCCCGTTTGGAGTAGCGTGAGCCGCGTACACTTCCTTATTGAGAACTTCCTGTTGGCCAATGTGCTGCAGCTCTTTCTGCCAGAAATCCTCTTTAACACGCCGGTTGAAGTGACGGGGCAAGCCCTGGGCATAGATCGTCTTAGGACGCACTGAGATGAAAGAAAACACGTAACCGTGCTCCTCGAAGAAACGCCTGTAGCGGTTGGAACGCATAGCCGCGATTCCGTGACCTTTAAGGGCGCCGACTGGATCGGTGCCTTCTGCTGTCTGCAAGACTTCCGAAAACTGGATCGTCTCCCTGCCACCACCCAAGTACTCAGGACGCTGTAAGCGAGCGTCGGAAGAACGAACGCCGAGATAACGGAGATACTCAACATAGCGTGACCCAAACCTTGCACGAGCTTCCTCGTAGCGTTGAAGTGCCATTGCCTCACGAAGTGCCGTGACAGTAATAGCGGATGCATTTGACAAGTCCGCGTTGATATCGGGGGACACATTGCCGGCATCGTTTTCAATCTGACGAGATTTGAAGATCAGACCGCTTGCACCACTATAGTATTTGGTGCCGAAATTTACATTTGCGGTGCCATCATCAGTCGACTGGGTATCCCAGCCAGGCGCAGAACCGGAACCGTTGAACGCAGTTGGATTATAAGTCGCGATTCCTGTAACTGGCGCAGAGTCGCCGAGCGGGATCGTGATGCCAGCTCCCTTCTGCTCCCAAGGACGGGCAGATGTGAAATAGTCTTTTTCCCAAGCGATGTTTTGCAGCGTCGTGTTTGTTGTTGTGTCTGCGCCTGAAGTTTTATCGATTGTAAGCTTCGTCTGAAGGTCCTGATCCCGATACCACTCATTCCAGATCAGCGAATAGCCCCGAAACGGAAGCGCCGAGACCTCGATGTTATTTACACCGGTCGGAACGCCCAGATAATCAGCAAGAGAACCGATAGCAGCCCCTGAACCACCGCCAATAGTAATAGTGGGAAATACAGAGGCGTCGAGACCATCCGGACCACCAGTGATGAAATTTTCCCAATCCTCCCAGACCAGACGGTGAGGGACGAACCAGTGATGAATTCTGACGTCGACTGGATGCATGACAGGAGCCAAGAGCGGAGACGCGCGCAGCAAGGCGGAAGTAGCGGCCTGAACCGTATCACCTGGAAGCACCTCCCACATACCGCACGGGATAAGCTCGCCCATGTCGCACGACAGCAGCTTGTAATTGCTGAGACTAAATTTGCCACGTTTCATATTGATCCCTTTTTACGTTTTAGCGCGAAGCGCTTTTCTGCCTGGAGCGTTTGACCGTGGTACGCCTCCTTGACCACATCCTTGAGACGGAGCGAATTTGCGAACGCATACGCTCGCATAGGCTGCATCTCTTGATCCATTTTGCTTTTGACTGAAGTTGGAACCTCCTTCTCACGGCCTAAATGTTCCCTCAATTTTCCCTTGAGATAACGTCCCAAAGGATAAACAGCACGCCCATGACGCAACACATTAGGCACATCTTCCGTATCAATCTCATGTTGCATTAGCGAGGACGCTACCTCTGGTATGAAGTCCGCCCCGATCCCAGGGCGGAGTGACATTCTTGCGAACTCCGGATGACGTCCGTCAAGCCGAA